AAGAAAGTTGCAAGTTTATCAAACCACAATTTGAGGTTTACGGCACTCAAACCGCCTACGCCGTATTGAGAGGGCGAATTTGGGCGGTTAGATAACGCCTGCACGCCTTTCTCTGCAATTTGATTAGGCGTAATTTTTGTTAGTTTTTTTGTCGTGCTCATAAATAAGCCTCCTTAATCTTTATATCGTCCTGCAACACGATAACGGAAAGATATGTAATACAAGGCGAAAGGTTTTAGGTATTCGTCCGAATAGATATAGTATTGTTTTTCTACCCACTGTTTCTCTTTCTCTTTAACCGCAAAGAGTGATTGTTCGTTGGTAATAAACGAAAAATCGGAAAAATCCACATCGTCAAACGAAAATAAGGCACTATTTATGCGAGAAATTTGCTCGTAAGGCTTTTTATTCGTTCTAACCTTTACCTTTGCCGTGCTACTCTTAAAAGACTTTGTTTTAATAACAGTGGAACGCTTAATCGTCGTCTTTGTAAGGTGCGGAATTTGGCAATTATCCATAAGAGTTGCACAACCGCACATAATCGTTCTTTCGTCAAAGTTGTAGGTAGAGGGAGGCAGTTCGCCGTCCTCGTCTCTTTGGTCGAAATTAAACGAGCATACAGTGCCGTTTACACAGCCAAAAAACAAATTATCACTCATAGAACGCAATACAACCGCCTTTTGGAATACTCCGCCTGTATGGTTGCCTTTGCTCTCACACAAATAGATATGTCGCTCGATAATCTCGCTCGTGATAGAGTCCGTAATATCGTAAACGATATATGATACCGCTACCGAAATCGGCGTATCGCCTATATTTACAGTAATTATCTTTGTATGGACGTTAGCCGTGCTGTTTCCCTCGTCGTCGGGGGCGTTTACTATGTTTCCGCAAAGATTTTTTGTCTCATACTCCTGCGGATAATACACCTGGTTGGCAAGTTCTATGGCGTATTCTACGCCGTCGTGCTCTACCTTTGCCCCAATAAGTTCCTCGGGTAAAACCGAAGAATAGGAAAACTCTTTGTATTGATTACGCCAAACACCGATATTTTCAAGATAATACCACTCATACTCCATAGAGCCCGATGTGTCCTGATAACGTTGTCGGCTATCCGCAAGGAAAATCTTGCCGTCCGTCAACACGCATAAATATCCGCCCCATTCTTCAAGGCTAACCTTTGACAAGTCGGTATTTACGAGTTTTGCGTCGATTAGACGAGAGCGGTGCTCATTAGCACGCTCGGAGGCAATTTTTAACTGTGAAACGCCCTCTACGCCGAGCCTCGATATAAATATCGGGTCGTCAAGGAAATTACAGCAGGCACCTACGCAACCAAGCCCAGATAAGCCTTGCACCGACGGATAAATCCTCGGTTGCACGTTATCGTTTGTATTTTGTCCTGCGTGGAAATAAATTGCCGAATCCTGCTGAGTGTCAGCCTTTAACACCATTAGCGTATCGGAAACGCACATAAGCCCTGTAATAGGAGCGTGTCCTACGCCGTCTGGTTGAAAGTCCTGCACACCCCAATATGTCGGGTCGGCTCGTCCGCTTACATTACTTAACTTACACCAGAACAAAAGGTTATGATAATCGGGATTGCCCGAAAAGAAAACTCTATTATCGTAAGTAGTGCAAAGCGTGCACCCTGTAATAATATCGGCTATATCCGTTTCCTGCTTTACGCCGTCAATAGATTTCCATACCTTAGAGGCTGTAATTTCTATACCTGCGTAGCCTTGCGGATAAACCCCTCCGTCCTCCGTTTCGGTTTCTTCTGGCTTTTGGGGAGCCGTATTAAAGGTAATTTTGCCGTTTGCCAAATCCGCCGTATAATCGGTAGTTTCAACGCCGTAAACCTTAACCGAAACAATGCTATCAAGAGCGTTTTCGTTCATACAAAACTCGGTTGCCGTTCCTGTTGCAACAAAGGTATGTTTGAATTTTGGCGTTAAAAAGTTTCTTTGCTCGTTATACCAACCTGTATCCGCATTATCGGTGTCAGGCACGATGTCTTTGTATGTAGTAGGCACATACGCAACGCTTTTTACATTTTCAAGCGTAGTGCCGTCGTAAACGAGAAAATTTTTGCCGTCTATTAAGTAAAGTAAATTATTACATATAAACGACTCGCTTTTCCTCTCGTTCATAGTGCTAAAAAGAATATCCGCAGAGCCCAAAACCCCCTCGTAATACTCTAATTCGAGCACATCGTTTTTTCTAACATCGGACGATGTAAATGTAAGGGTTTTCGTTGACTTTTGATAACGTGCCCCTGTAATAATACTGTCGCCCGATTGTGTTTTAAGATTTATGATAGCCTCACAGTCAAACGGTAAAACGAGTGAAAATTCGTTTATCGTCGTTCCCCCGACTGTTGTGCTACCTGTTGCCTCGGGAGCAGTTATGCTCGTCGTGGCTTTAACGTTGATTGAGTAAGGATAGTTGTGCCATAAATAAAGTTTTTTACCACTATGCACAACAACACGCTCAATTACATTCCCACCAACCTTGCACTTAAAATTGAAAATGCCGTATATTTCCTTGTTTGCCGCTTCTTCCGTTGCGGTTGCTACTCCGTTTAAGTTTACGGCTACGCTCTTTGAAAAATCGGCACGCCGTCTATATCCTGCAATAGTTTCGAGAGCCTCGCCCTGTCCGCTCTTGTAATCTTTATACATATTTACGAGGTAAGCGAGCCTCGATTGGTTGACTTGCGTGTGGTCGTTGGAAAAATCCACGCCACGAAAACCGCCATAATAACGGCTGTATTCGGTGGCACTACTACTCAAATTAGTTTTGAAAGAATTAGCCATACCGTTTACCACCCTGATTTATTCCTGTAAACGACAGGCGTTAAGTGCTCTCTTGTAGCACGAATTTCCGCCGCTTGTTCACGATAAAGCGTTAAGTAATACTCAGCCTTTGCAGGCTCGTCGTCAACCCAAATATAACTCGCTACGAGGTTTGGTAAGATTGCAGACAAATCGCTTTCAAGGTCGATTATGGTAGTTTCCATATCGTCCTCGGCGTTTACCTCTTTTACCCTCCTGTTGTAGCAGACATCAAAAATACCAACAGTGGACGCAGGAATAAGGATTTTAGTTGCTCCCTCGACAAAATAATCGTCGTTAAGCACAAAGCCCTTACCCCTTGTTGCGTCCACTATCGGAGGACACACAAACGACATAAAATCGTCCGTGAGGCTGGCTAAATCATAGGCAATATATTTGCTATAAGCAGGCACATTTTCGGCTCCTGCCCCCAAAAGTCCGCCGTATAAAGCGACATTTTGCACATAGTAAACATAATCGCCCGAAAACTTAATACGAACGGCTCCTAAATAAGGATTTTCGCCGTCGAGGATTAAGCCTTTATATGCAATAAACCGACCATTTGCGGAAACAAGGTCGATTGATTTAATCGTTTCCCAGGTCTCGCCGTCGGTTGATTTTTCGATAGTTGCAAGTCCGTTGCCGTTGCACTCAAAGTAATAACTTTTAGCCCTCTCAGCAACGAAAACAAGAGCCTCGTCGTCTTTAATGACAGGCTCAAAAGTGTTGTCGGTCAACCTGTTTTCGAGCGGAAAATGGTTGAGTTTGTAAATTGAGGTGGCAGGTCTTATGCGGTTTACTTGCAAGATTGCACGATTGACAGCAAAATAAAATCTGCTGTTATCCTCTAACTCCGTCTCAAAGCCGAGTTGTGCAACCGATTCGTATAATTCTTTGATAGTCATATAACTGCCTCCTTTTAAGATTTTAGAAAAGTCCTTAGCAGGGCTTGCGTCTCATAACCACAAGCCCCACGCTAAGGTTGAGTAGGTTAAAAACGCATAACGCTGATTATGCGTTTTTGGCATTAGAGAGCCGTTGCGTTGGTTACGGCACTATCGGAATCAACAGCAAGGAGCATATGTTTCCAAGTAGTAAAGCCGATACCGAAACGACAATAGCCGTTCCAAACAAAGTTACGAGTGTGCTCGTCGATGTAGTTTCTAATATCGAGGTTTACACGATTATAGAACATCGAGCCCAAAAGTTGCTTGTTTGCGTCGGACGACATAAGCATAAATCTATCGTCCGTAGTTTCCCAACCAGGAAGAATAACGATAGTCCAGTTACCATACTGGGTGTTGATGTCGTTAAAATCGGTGTTGGTCGTTCTTTCGGAGCCAACAACCTTTTTAGCAATCTGTTCAAGTTCAGGGCGGTTGCAAGGAAGAATGAGAATGTCAGGAACATAGTCGAGAGATTCGCCGTTTTCGTCCTTAAAGTTTCTCATTTTGTTTGCAAGAATACCGAGAGACTTTTCAAATTCCGCAGTGCTTGCACAAAGCGAGCCACTGTAAAAATAGTTGGACTGAGTCTTGCCCTTAAACTTGTCAAGAGAGTAAGTGTGTCCGTTGTGGAAAAGAGGCTTACCGTCAGCCACAGCCAAATCTACGAGCGTCTTACCGCCGAATTTGTCCTGAGTCTTGGTGCCGTTTGCAAGAGCCCACGCCGCAATCTTTGTGCGAGTCTTATAATAAGCACGCACAAAGCCCTGAGGCTTAGATTTCATATTGGAGCCCATACCGAATTTAGCGTCGTCCACCATTTCCTTAGTAATGGTAAATTCTTTCATAAATGCGATATGTTCAATGGTCTTTTTGAAAGTGCTTTCTACGCTGTCGTTTTCAGCACCCTGCCCCTCTTTTACGCTCTGGAACACATCAAAGTCGGACTGACCCATAACGGTTTCAGCGTAGCGGTTAGATTTCTCGACGTTATAAAGAACATCGAGAATGGATTTCTTCTTTTCAAGGGCATTTGATTCGTTCTGAATAAGTGCCTTAATCGGGTGTTCAAACTTGCCATACATAGCGTCGTTCTTGCCCGAGAGTTTAGAATATACAATAGGCATAACTATTTATCCTCCTTAGAATTATTCAAAGATTACAAGCACTTTGTCGCCTGCGTTCTTGTTTGCGTTAAGCGTATCTACAACGGTAGCCACGCCGCTTGTGGTTACATCGGTAACACCACAGCCGTCAGTTGCAAGGGTAAGTTTCGTTCCGAGAACAACGGCAACAGGGGTGCCCGAATAGGTTACAGGTGCCTCAAACACCATATTCTTATCAATGCGAGCAACAGGCAAATCCTTGTTGTCGGTTGCAGGTGCAGTGTAAGATTTCATTGCGATATGCGTAGGCTTAGTAGTGCCCGACGCTTTGGTAAGTTTACCAGAAGAAAGAACAAGAGCCTCGCCCTCTGCATAAACCTCCGACGGCGTGGTCGGGAGGTATTCAGGCTCAGGCACGTTAATTCTTCCGTTTGCGATTTTGGTTAAATTAAACATACTGATTACTCCTTATTAAAATTTTTATAGTGATTGTTTATAAAGAGCACGGATTTCCTTGTCGCTCTTGTCAGGGAATAAATCTCGCCACTCTCTTAAAGTCTCTTTCGGCATAACTACGCTGTCGTCCGAGGCTTTCTTCGGGGCAACGGAGGTAAGATGTTTCTTTCCGTCGCTTGTTGCTTTACGCTGTGCGGCGATTGCCTGCTGATTACGCACTTTATCGCCATTTACTGCAAGATACGCCTTTTTAGGCGAAATGCCTGCGTCTCGGAGCCTGCCAAACTCCACGAAATCGTCGAAACTGTCGAAACAGTCGTTAATCCTGCCCTTTTCTAAAAGGTCGGGGAACGATTTTTTAAGTTCCGAGAGGTCGCTTGCGGCGAGCGTTTCAAACGCCTGCCTTTTTGCAGTCTCTTTCTCTTGTGCGAGGCTGATTGAGTCCTGCCTACGCTTGCGGTATTCCTCTACGCTAATGCCCTCGGATTCCGCAACAGTCCTTTCCATAGTGTCCGCCACATCGCCCTCAACGGAAATACCCATTTTTTCGAGCGTTTCTTTACTGAGGTTTTTAAGGTTGGCGTTGTTGCTCTTTTCGGTAGCAAGTTGCCTCTTTAAGTCCTCAATAATAGCGTCCTTATCGTCAGGCTGAGCAGGTGCGTCGTCGGTATCACTGTCGGTATCGTCGTCGCCGTCGTCCTCGTCCGTTTCTTCGTCGGTTTCGTCGGATTCGTCCAGTTCGTCCTCCTCGTCAACCTCGTCTATATACTCCTCGCTATCGTCGTCGGTGGTCGTGTCGATGTCCTCGTCTTGGTCGCCGTCAAGGTCTAAACCCTCGTCGTTATCCACATCAAAACCCTCGTCTAAATCGTCGTCCGATTCTTCGATGTCGGGGGTAATATCGTCTCTTTCCAAATTATCTGCCATTTTTGTGTCCTCCTATTTTGGCTTTATTATTTCTTTCCGTTTCTAAGGTCGGAGCCCTTAACAACATTTGACTTAGGCTGGTCCTTTACAGGCTTGGGAGCCTTAATAATTCCGCCCTTGTTGTTCTGGTAGGGATTTCCCTTATGGATAGCGTTGCTCTTCATAACCGATAACCTCCGTAATTTATTTTTGTTTTTTATAGAAAAAAGCCCCTATATCCTCACTGGCAAGGATAGGGGCTCAAATCTCTTGGATATTGGCACAAATATCTTTGTTTAGTCTGCTTTAATCTCGTAGCATTTACCGCAAAATTTACACATCACGGTAATGCCGTCGCACTTACTCCCTTTGGTAAAGCCTACGGCGTGTATGGTTTTTCCGCACGAGGGGCAAGTAGCCTTAACAATTTCCGTATTCTTAGGAATTTCGCTTAACTTAATAGCCATAAATTACACTCCTTTACATACTTACGAAATAATTATAACCTATAAAAAACTCAAAATTTTACCCGAAAATATCAAAATCAACAAATTTTAATTGATATTTTTTACCTTTGGAGCCTAATACTTTGTTCTTAACCCCCAAAATGCTATTGCAAAATCTAAAATTTTGTGTTATACTAATACTGCCAAATAATTTACATAAGATTTTTCAGTGTTCTTTCACAATCAAGGGCGTATTATACCCTTTTGTATATCTCATTATGAGTTTGTTAAAAATGCAAATTCCACACTAAAATGGGATATACACGTTAAAGTGCTGACCTATGTAAATTGTTTGGCGACAACTGCGGTCTTTGTATTTTTTGGTGCGTTGACCTCGGTTGACGCACTTTTTTATTTCAGGAGGCGGTTTATGAAAAAATCAAGCATTTTTATTCTGGTCCTTTCGGTTTTGGTTGTTATGTTCCTTTCGGCGTTTGTCGGGCTTTCTATAAGCCGTGAGTATGCCGAAAACCATTATCAAGTAACCTACGAAAAAGTAGAGCATAAATTTGTCGTAACGGTTGAATTGGACTATTGGGGCTGTGGCGAAAGCGATTGCAAATACTGCAACGGCAAGCAAGTGCAAGGTAGCGTTCCATACCAACACGAATACGCCGAAAAATTTGTTTATTATCGAACGATAAACGGATTTAGAATCGCCTCGCTTGTATGTATGATTGTCTCGGCTGTCGGGCTTACATCAACGCTCCTGATAAAGTATAGGGAGCCAATAAAACGATTATTTAAGAAAAAATAAATATAACAGGCTATCGCATTACACGGTAGCCTGTTTTTTTGTTAGTTAATATAGATTTTTCCGAGTTTTACTGTAAAGCCAAACATTTTAGCGAGTTCTTCTTTTTCGGCTCTTGATATTTTGAGGCTTGTAATATACTTTGCTACGGCAGTTTTTGCCTGCTTAGCCGTCATACCCGATATGTCGCCGTCGGTTATTGTGTAGCCTGCGTTCATAATGAGTATGATTTTTTGAGCAGTAGGCATATTTTGTGCCATAGTATAGGCAATTACTTTCGCCTTTTTCGAGCCACTAACGGTAGAGCCGTCAGCGTTCTTGTCTGACGTTATGGATTTTACCCCGAAATAATAATCGTAATAAGTCTCATAACTTACGCCTAATTTGTTTAGATTTACCGCCTTGCTATACACATCTTTGTTGTAACTTTGCAAAGCGTATTCCGTTCCCATTATAACGCTGATACAGTCTAAATACGCCTGCTCGTAAGCCTCGTCGGTGCTGAGGTCGTATTTACCGAGTTCGTTATAAAGATATTCGGTATTTAATACAGCCTCTTGCTGTAATGCGTTTATGGTCGTTTGAATAATCTTTGTTTGGGTTAATTTCTCGTCTTTCGAGAGGTTTTTATCGGCTTGAATCTTGCTCTTTTGTGTGTAGAGGTCGCTCACAGTGCTTTTTACGCTGTTAAGGTATCTAACAACACCTTTTGCCTGCGAATCGCCAGCCGTCTTTTTGTAAGTGTAATCTTCAAGCGATGTGTAAAACTCGTTGCTCCACTTGCTATTGAGTGTTGAGTTTGCAAGCATATTTTGTGAAATAATGCCTTTTTCTGCCTGGGTAGATGTTGCAGGTAATGCAATATCCGCCACTATACCGCCGTATTGTTCGAGTAGGTATTCTATCTTTATCGGCGAGTAGTTAAACACTTGACCGAGCCAGATTGCAATACTGCTCGTTGTTTCGTCGTAGCGGTTTTTAGGCTCCGTATTATCCCACTTTTGGCTTTCAATAGTTCCTCCGTGCCAAGCAGTATTTGTGCTAATGTCAGTGAAAGGACTAAATATCGTTCTCGTGAAATTATCAACAGGCGTAACTGCTGATTTAATACTATCCCAATATCCCTCCCAAGCGTCAGCGTCGCCGTTAGCGTAACGCTTTCCTCTCAGGAACGCCCCACCAAACACGCTCGTAACACGACCTTTCGGGATTTTAAGAAAATCGCCGTCGCCCAGAGCAATTACATAGTTTTGCTCTTTGACATAATCGGACAAGTCCTCGTATTCCTCGTCGTCGCCATTGAGTAAGTCGTTAAGAGCCGTCATACCTATACCGAGCAATAAACTACGGATAATAAGGTTAATCCAAGACTGTGCGGCCTCTTTACCGACATAGGAACGCCACATTTTAGAAAATCCTTGTATCGAGGGGTTAAGGAACGGCATAACAGTCGAATTGAGTATTTTTGCAAAAGTGCCTCCACGCCCAAAGTTCGTAGTAACGTCCTGAGCCTGCAATAAAGCCTCCTGAACGCTTAAACCGCTTTCCCTTGCCGAAATATATTCAGCCAGACGAGGTGCCATTTCGATTGCGTTTGAGGCGTTTTCTACTTTACGCATTACCTCTTTCGCTTTACCAAACACGCCCTTTTCCTTGTAGCCTACGCCCTTTTCATAGTCGTAAACGCTTGACGAGGTTATGCCTGCCGCTTTCGCCTCTTGCCAATAGTTACCGTTGCCCGATATTTCTTGACGAGCACGATTAAGGTTTTTCAAGTAGGTTGCGTGCGAATAACGAGTATAAAGTAATGCGTCCTGCAAGTCTCGCATAGGGTTTTTGAAGAACGAGAAAAACGGATTCCACGATGTAACACCCTTTTTGAAAAGCGAGTTAAGTTTTTGCACTACCGCTACTGCGATATTATCCGACATACTCGACGACGGACGGAACGCCTCAATGCCCTTGTAAACCAATTTTGATACCTGGGCTGTTACTCTCTTTCCGTCGTGGTAGAAAGTTACCTGATGTGTTCCCTTTGCCTTGTCCTCGTGTGTTATTACCTCGGTTTCGGTGTCGATGTCTATATCTGCGTCCTCCGACGAAAGTATTTGAAATTCGTCGTGTTTTCCGCTTTCTAACATCTTAACCAAAAAAGCATTTATACGAGCCGATGTCGTCTTTTGTATGGTTTGTGCGGCGATTTGGTCGTCGATAGGCAATATCTCAGCGTCCGAGCCTTTTGCTTTCTTCTTTGCGTTGTTTACAAAGAGGCTGTTTTTACCCATTAAGGCGTTTACCTTTGCCCTGTGCTCCGTTCTCATAGTAGGCACATAGTGAGGGTAAAGTTCTCTAAGGTGGTCGGCGTATTCTTGACTATACATACCGCTATCAACCGATAACTGCAAATTATTGTCGTTGAATTGCCATACTTTCTCAGCAATCCGTCTAAATTCGGGGTATTCCGCCTCGATTTTTTCAATCTCAGCCATACTGTCGTCCACTGTAACGTCGTCGCCAAAAACAGGCTTTCCGATAGCCATACGGTCTATATTGTGCCAATGGAGCAAGTATGTATCAAACAACTTTAACGCCTGTCCGTCTTTCTTGTCCATAGCGTAAATAGGTTGCCATATTCTACCGAGGGAATCGCCGACTTTAATTTCGCCGTCAAGGCTATACTGCCCTCCGTTTTCCTCTATCGCATTGAAAGAGGCGTTTTTGCCTGCTCTAACAAAGTTAGTCCAAGCCGTAGCGTCCGTTACACCCATTTCGCCTGCAACACGCTCAACCGCCGCCTGTGCGTTTGTCATAAGCACCCTAAAAGCCTCGGTTTGCTCCGATGTTCCGCCTTTAATTTGCCCTTTGAGTTCGCCAAAAGTGGATTTTCCTGTTATAACGTCTCTAAGCCTTACCTTTTTGTCGGGCAGTTCCGTTGTAACTCTATCCGAGCCCTTAATATCCTCTGGCGAGAGGGCATAACGAACAGTTCCGCTTTCGGAATAACTATAAACCTTTGCGTATTGCCCCTCGTCGCCGTTTATCCACGCAACACTTTCCAAAGCAACCTCACGAGAGTGCACGCCGTTTGGATTGCCTCCTGCGTAATCGAGTGCTTGCTGATACGAGGTTGATACAAATACGCCGTTTTTGATAGGATAACTACTGAATACTCTTATTTTGCCTCTCTTTAAGGCATTTTGAGCGTCCTCTCTTGTAAAATCGCCCCAATTAAAACTATCCGTATCGTCTATAACCTCAGCAAAGGTTTTAATATCTTTCGGCGACCTTATGCCGACGTGATAATCGTCAAACATCGGGTTGCTTTTTTGGATAATTTCATACTGTGCATTTTGCAATTTCGAGGCGTTGGAAATATCCGCTTGTAGTTTTTCTTCCTTTTCAATGCGTTTTAATTTTTCCTCAACCATTCTCGACGCACGATTATTTATACCCCTTTCGATATGGTATTGCCAATCGTCCAAAAGACGCTGTTTGTCGGTTTCTACGATATAGTCATACAAAGTAGTGTAACCTGCCTTTAACGCCTTTATTTTGCTTGTAATCTCGTATTGTTCGTCGAAAGACATATCCTCAAACGATTTAGAGGCTTTTACCTTTTCCAATTCCTCGATTGTTTCGGTAATTTGCTCCCTGCTTTCATATTGATATGTAGCATAATAGTCGTCGTCAAAGAGAAAATCCTCAACGTTAAACTTGCCGTTTTGCGTATTTTTTGCAGACAATGCAAATTTTTTCGTCGTTTGGTCGGTTTCGGGGTTGACATTTTCGCTTGATTCGGATATACTGTTAGTAGAGAGAGCATTTGTCCTCACTACGCCGTTAGGGGCGTCATTGGACGAATCGCTCTCTTTTATTTTTACAATATCGTAGAATGTTCCGACGCCGTTTTTGTCGATTGCGATAATCATTTCGCCCTCAAAAACCTTGTCGCTCATAACAAACGATACTTTATACCTCTTAACTCCGCCCTCGTTTATTCTTTGGGGGTGTTTAGCGGTCTCGTCCTGCATAAACTCGCCTGTAATAACCAAATTGTTAAGTTCGGTAGAGGCACGCATTTTAGCCTCATACGCTCCGTTGGTTTGATTAAATAAGCGTTTAGAATCACGAGAGTGCGTGTATTCCCTCTCGCTTTGAGCCGTAAAAGCAAGCCCATTTACAATACGACCTCTATATCTTTCTTTCATATAAGCACTGACAGTCTTGCCTAAATCGGCTCTTTCTACACCGTCAAAAATATGTTGGTCGGTATCAACGACTACGGTATCTTTTCCGTTTATCTTTTTAATGCTGAGTTTTACGCCAGACAGGTTGCTGTTTTTAGCAATTTTGCCCTTATTAAGGTTAAAAATCGTTGTAAACCTCGTTTCGAGCATATCTACCTCGCTCATATTTGCATTTCTATCGGCTTTCGTAAGTTTATTACGGATAGCCTTTATTTTTTCTATGCACTTTTGCGTAAAGGTAGGGTTTTCTTTCGTGAGTTTGGCGAGCATATCTCTTTTAGAGAGCATACTTTCTACATAGTGGGCAGTGAGTTCGGACGGTAGGATTTCCTCCGCATATCTTACCTGCTCATTTTTGTAAACCTCTCTATACATATCGTCTATGGCTTTCTTTTCCGCAGGGTGTTCTGCATAGTATTTTTCAGCCATAGCCTTTATATCCTCGTAGCCCTCCATACCCTCTAACGAGTGGGCGAGTTCGTGTAATGTGGCCGCCTCTATTGTTCTCTTTCCGTTAGGATTGAGGTAAATAGTAAGGTGTCCGCCTCTCGTGTAACAAGCGGCGTCGGGCGTTACAGTTTTGCCGTCCGTCGTTTTAGTTGAAATATCGGCAAAGCCTACACCTGCACCGATAGCCGTTGACAATCTTGCGAGTTTCAACGCCTCAGTGGTGCTCTTTCCTGCACGCCAAGCCGAGGCGAGCGTCCACTCTACCTCTAACTTTTCAGCCTCCGTCAAATTTTCATACCCTTTAATGTTGTTTCTTGCAACATTTTCGGCGTGTTTCATTTGTAAAGGCTTTAATACCTGTCCTTTTGAGCCGTTAGGCGTGGTGTTTAACTGCGTATCTTCCGACATAGCGTATTGCACGGTAGTCGTTGGCTTAGTTCTTGTAGCCTCGTGGAATAATCCGTCAGCCTTTGCGGCGGCGAAAAAGTCGTCAAACGCCTTGTAAATCGCCTCAGCCTCCGCCGTGTCGTGCGGATAAATATATGCAACGCTAATATTGCCGTTTTTATCAACAACAGGCGTAGCACCGAGTGCGTGCCCTGATAAATAATCATTCTTGCCGTCGGTCTTTGTGTGGATATAAGAGGCAAACGCCCTGGCGAGCATTTCGCAGTTAGAATCCCAATAACCGCCGTCCTTTGCGTAGGTCTTGCTTATAGCAAGTGCGTCCTCGTGGAATTGAGTTTTTACTCTCTTTGTTTGCGTTTCGACAGCCTGCTCGGAATAAGACGAGGCTTGCTCGATGTAGAGAGCGAGAGTTCGTCTGGTGTCTTTATCCATACCCCTGCCCTTAACGTCTTTAAGCAAAGCGTTAAGTTCGTCAACGATAGTCTGCTCGCCTGCAAAGAATTTGTTATATACACCGCTTACGCCCTTTACCGCCTGTGCTCTAAGTTCTGCAAAGCGTTTAAGTTCAGCGTCGGTAGGCACACGCTTATAGCGATACATTTTAGCCTCTTTTGCTCTATCCTCAGCCGTCATACTTTCGCCAAAAATCTTAAATTCGCTATTCAAATGACGCTCTAAGTGGCGGAGGTTTCTTTCAAGTGCTTTCGCCCTGTTTTCGTTGATTTCTTCTATCTCTACCACTTTATCCTTGTAGTTGATAGCATTAAGCAACGCTCGTCCTGCCTGCCTGGTCCTTTCGGGCATTTTGGAAAAATCGCTTGCCATATCGTGCTGGTGCGTATCGCCCGACGCATAATCTTCAACAGCGTGCCAAAATTCGTGAGCGAGCGAGCCTGCTCCGTTCATTTTGGTAAGGTTTATAACCTTTCTTGCAGGCTCATAGTGGGCGGCGGCTCCTGACAAGCCTTTACCACGAGAGCCAAAACCTATGCTCAGTGTTCCGTTAAGGGAAATGTCGGTCAATTCTATACCGAGAGCGTCCGCAAGGTCGCAAAATGCGTCATAGCCATAGTTAAGCGATGTTGTTCTATCGGTTTCGGAAAGCCAATTACCAAATTCGCCTCCCTTAATACCAAAATCACGCAAAAAGTCGTCGCCTACGGCGTTTTTTCCCTTTCTATAATCGGCTCCGTTTCGGTGCACATCTTTTAACTGAGGCGGAACATAACGCTGTTTCTTACCGTCGGTGCCTGTGGTAGCGGTTTCGGCTGTGCCGAATTTCTCTTTACCATAAGCAAACGCCTCCTCATAAGAGGTAAAGTAAGGGCTTGCATAAGAGCCGTGTTTACCGCCCTTTACGATTACATATTTTGTGCCTGCGTTATCCCAGAAAGAATTTATACGCTTTATGGTATATCCGTTAGGCAATTTATCGGCTTTATCAACACCGAATCCCTCCATAAGAGCAGTTTCGGCAAGGCTGTCAAAGCCCTTTTCGAGTTTCCTTGTGGTCTCAAAAATCTTACTACCATAAAGAGCAGGGCTGTTGTAATATGCCTCAGTCCAAGAATAACGGCTGTATGCACTGCCTGTGTCGTTCAAATAGCCCTTTTCGATAAGCCATTTAGTGATTTTGCTTAAATCCTCTTTGGATTTTACGCCCTCGGCGAGTTTTTGCACCTCTCTAATTTCGGCAACATACTTTTCCATAGCCTCCTGAAAGGCAGTAGATGTCGTGTCGGTTGCCACGCTACGCCTGATGTAAGGCGTTGCATTGATAGATTTATAGAGTTCGTTTTGGATATAGAGCGTAGCCCTATCGCCACCCTCAGCGATTGCCTTAACAAAATCGGGGCGTTTCCATACATTCTCTTTCTTAACGTGCTGTTGCAGTTCTCGCCTGTTCATAGCCGTTAAGTCGCTCGCCAAAAGTCCTCTCTTTTGCCAAGTATCTTTACGAGCACCGCCTATTTTCTCGCCGAAATCTTCCGTTTTGGTCGTTTTACTCGTCTTAGCGGTCTTTTTCTCGGTTGTAACGTCGGTAGCGGTAGCCGTCTCAGTTGTTTGTTGCGTTCCTGCTATCGCCTGGTAAAGTTTTTCCATAATCGCAGTTACGGACTTAGAGGCTGTGGCACCTTTCTTAAATTGAATATGCCAGGTCGCACCCTCCCCACCTAAGCGTTTAGCGGTTTTCATATTTTCAATAATCCAACCTCTCGTTTTAATAGGAACACTCACGCCGTATTTATCAAGCAAAGCGACAAAAGTGCTCGATTCTTTGCCTGTAAGGTCGCTTTCGTCTTTGTAAACACGCACATTTTCACTCTTTACCATTCCGCCGTCTAAAATAGTCTTTTCGGCAGTAGTAAGAATGTCGATGTTTCTTTGCTTTTCTTCTTTACGGCTTTTTTCGTATTCTTCGGCACGCTTTTTTTCCTCAGCCTCACGCTCTGCCCTCTCTTTTTCGAGTTGCTTTTTGCGTTCAAGAGCCTTTTGCTCTCTTTCTTTCTGGGCTTTTGCTTTGTCAGCGTCGGTATAATTTGCGTAATCCGCCTCGTAAACAGGTTTAACTTGCCCCTCTCTCAATCTAATAGGCAAAAATACAGCCTCGCCGTTATCGCCTTTGATGTAAATAGGGTTAAAATCGCCTTTCTTCTTCAAAAAGACTTGCGGATTTGTAATACTGTCGATAATTTTGCTTACATAGGGGAGTTGGTAAAAGTTTTTGCCGATACGCATAATCTTCTCGCTGTATTCCGCCTTTTTGGTCGGAACAAGAGCCCTGATTGCGTCAGCGTCAATCTTTACACGCTCCTCAGCCGTTGCGTCGGAGTTCTCTTTAATAACCCTGTCGAACACCTCGAAAGGATAGTCTTTTGCAGGCACCTCGGTAACACCCTCTAAAATATCGGTGTATCTCGCCGCAAAAAATCCGTCGGAAACATATTGCTTTCCGTCCTTAACCGCCGCCCCTCTTAACGTCGGCTTATTGTCTTTCGACATAACAATGCGAATAACACCCCTACGAGCCGTAGCCTTAGTAGGTGCTTTCGTTGATTTAGGAGTCTCGGGCTTTGCAGGAGCCTT